GGTTTACTGTTTGAGAGAAATAATGCACGATCTATTCCTGAAAAACTATCAATCGCTGTAAATGGTTGGGAGAGACTACGACACGGTAATACAGTTGATTTAAAAACAGCCGAGACAATCTATAGCTACATGACTGGTAACAATGTTAAGATCGCTAGGGGGTGTAAGAAACTAAAACCTTTACCTGATAATCTTGATGAGGTCTTTACCTTTGACCTTTTAGTAAAACAGCATGGACTGTTAGCTAAACGAGAAGAGATATGGCATCAAGCGATGGATAGAATACCTGATGTGGATAGAGCCTATATCACGGCACTATTGCGTTCAGGCGAGAAGTTTAATGCCAAACCTCGTATTAAGATGTCTACGATTCATGGGTCAAAAGGTGGTGAAGCAGATAACGTTGTGTTGTTTACCGATTTATCAACTGCAGCGATGCAACAGAATACAGATGATTTACATAGGGTGTTCTACGTTGGAGTCACTCGAACAAAAGAAAACCTATATTTAGTCGAGCCACAAGATGTTCATAAGGGATACATAATATGACAGAAGAAAAGAATAATAAATTACAGTTTGCAATATTTAATCCTGATTCGGAGTGGGCTGTACCACACCATTTACCTGATTTATCTGATGCAAAAGAAATAGCAATTGACTTGGAAACAAGAGACCCTGACATTAAAACATTAGGTCCCGGGTGGGCTACTGAAAATGGAGAAGTTGTTGGGTATGCTATTGCTACCGAGGGTTGGAAAGGCTACATACCGACTGGTCATTTGGGTGGGGGTAATTTAGATAAACGTATCGTTTCCAAGTGGTTAAGAAAAGTGTTCGAATCCCAAGCAGATAAGATTATGCACAACGCACAATACGACCTTGGTTGGTTACTTTCTGAAGGATTTACCGTCAATGGACGCATCATAGATACCATGATAACAGCCAGTCTGTTAGATGAAAACAGATATAGTTACAGTCTAAATGCTTTAGCCTATGATTATCTTGGAAAAACCAAGAGTGAAAAGACGTTAGTCGAAGCATCACAAAGCTTTGGGGTTGATCCAAAAGCAGAATTATGGAAACTGCCGAGTATGTATGTTGGACCATATGCTGAAATGGATGCTGTGTTAGCCCTTGATTTATGGAAACATTTTCAAGTGTTGATGAATAGAGAGGACATTTGGACGATTTGGGAATTAGAAACATCTTTATTACCTTTATTAGTGCAAATGACAAAAAAGGGTATTCGAGTAGATTTAGATCAGGTTGAGCGATCCAAACAATTACTACTGAAAAAAGAAAAAGAATCAATGAAACAAATTAAAACATTGGTGGGTAGTGATGTAGAAATATGGGCATCTCAATCGATTGCTAAAGCGTTTGATAAATTAAACCTACCGTACCCAAAGACAGAAAAAGGCTCACCAAGTTTTACCAAGTCTTTTTTAAGTGAACACTCACATCAATTACCTAAACTTATTTTACAAGCACGAAACTACAATAAGACACAAGGCACATTTATTGGGTCAATCTTAAAGTATGTATCTAAAGATGGGCGTATTCATGGGCATATTAACCAACTGCGTTCAGAAGCAGGGGGTACTGTGTCAGGTAGAATCTCTATGAATAATCCTAATCTACAACAGATTCCAGCTCGTGATCCTGAATTGGGTCCGATGATACGAGGACTGTTTTTACCTGAAGAGGAAGAAGAGTGGGCAAGTATTGACTTTTCTCAACAAGAACCACGCATCTTGGTGCATTATGCCAAGACGGTCGGTAATTATCGAAGAATTGAGTTAAGAGGGGTAGAAGAGTTTGTAGATGCTTACAATACTGATCCCAATATGGACTTTCATACAATGGTTGCTGAAATGGCAGACATACCTCGTAAACAAGCTAAAGTCATTAATTTAGCAATGATGTATGGAATGGGAGTGACAAAACTTTCTCAACAGCTAGATATATCTATTGATGAAGCTAAAGCACTTACCAAGCAATATCATGCACGAGTACCATTTGTTAAGCAATTGATGGATAGTGTTAGCCAACGGCTCAATGATCCTCGTAGTAATGGGTCTATTCGTTCCTTAAAAGGTAGAAAATGCCGATTTGATTTATGGGAACCTGATAGTTTTCAAGCACATAAAGCTATGCCACGAGATCAAGCACTCGCTGAATACGGCTCAACCACACGATTGAAACGAGCTTACACTTATAAAGCCTTGAATCGACTTATTCAGGCATCTGCCGCCGATCAGACAAAACAAAGTATGGTGAATCTGTATAAAGAGGGCATTATTCCGTTGTTGCAAGTTCACGATGAATT